TACGGTAAATCCACGTTTCTACATTTCAGCGAAGGTCTCGTTCATATTGTCTACAGGCAAAACAAGCAGCACACCTAAAACGTGAAGAATTAAAGTTAAAACCGTCTACAGGATTAACTCTTCGTGATGCTTATAAACTTTGGCAATTTAAGAAAAAAGGTCATATCTCATCATACACAGAAGAGTGTCAGCGTATTGAGTTACATCTGATGCCTAAGCTTGGTAAGCTACAGCTTGAAGAGATAACTGCACCTGTGGCATTTAATCTGCTACTCACTCTCCAAGACGAAGGTAAGTTGCCAACACTTAAAAGAGCCTTGATGAGATTAAATGAGATCTTAGAGCTATCTGTATGTGCCGGATTGCTTGAACATAATCCCTGTCGAAAGCTAAGTAGAGCGTTTAGCCAGCATCAGCCTATAAATAGGCCTTTTATACCTGCAAACAGGCTTCACGAGATGTTTGCTCTTTTGTTAGATAAACCTCTTTGGTTTCACTGCTACGTTTTATTCGCAGTCTATTCTATGTTGCGCCCAGTCGAGTGCTCGTCTGTTAAATGGTCATGGCTAGAAGATGCGGTTCTTATTTTACCGGCTAATATCATGAAAAAACGAAGAGTGCATAGAGTGCCAATCTGTCCAGAAGTACTAGCGATGCTTAACTTTGCTAAGACATTACGAAAACACCGCTCTGCGTACATTTGGTGCTTCGGTCGTAGTAATCATCCTATCAACAAGCAATACTTCTCTAAATGGCTTAACAGTACATCTCTTAACGGCAAACTGTGTCACCATGGTCTACGTGCTACAGGACGCACTTGGCTGCGCGATAATAATGTTCCTCATGAAGTTGCTGAAGATTGCTTAGCTCACCTTTCAGGTTCAGCTACAGAAAGAGCATACCTTAGAGGGGATTACCTAGAACAACGCAAATCAATAATGCAAAAGTGGTGGAATTTCGTCTTTAATAAGTATTGTGCTGTATGTGCTCACGATCTTTCTGCACAACAAGTTATATGTGCTGTGGGAGCATCAATTATCAATAATCATTATTGTGCTTAGCACTTTAATAAAAGCTATCAAAAATCACTTAAAAAAATGAGCTTTGATAGCTTTGTTTTATTACCTAATATTATTGGTAGTGTAAAAGCATATAACATGAATTTATTGTCTAAAGTAACAGGAGCTTTTGATTATGTTCAAGATGGAGGAGGGTCTATTCAAAGCATAAACGGAGGTATTGGTTATAATATTTTTAATATAGATGCCTCTAGAAGTTCTGCATTATACAGTACATCTGAAACTGTGCAACCTTCATCACTAATACTTAATTATGTAATTAAATACTAGTGAATATGGTTGGACAGTAGTCGAAGCTCCATAGATTGATGATACTCTAGTTGCATCGAACATTACTGTTGAGTTTGTCCAAGACTGACCTATTTTTATATTTTCTGCATACGTACCACCTTTATAGAAAACACCTCCGCAACTTGTTTCGTTAAGCTGTCCAAAACCTCCAGTTATATTAGGACCTAATATCACTGGTAATATTTCTCCTATGGAAGGCTCTTTTCCATCAGCGACAGGATGTTTTATCGCTTCTGGTTCATGGAAAGGTGGTGAAGGTAATGGCAATTACTCTTACGTAAATCTTGTTTTTAATGCAGAAAAATCCAACTCAATTTACAATAAAAGTACAACTGTACAGCCAAACACACTAGTATTTAATTATGTAATTAAGTACTAGTGAAGATGGTTGAACGGTTGTATCTTTATATATGGCATTTGAGTTCGATGCATTAAAGTAGATATATAGATTATTATCGTCACCATAGCCACCACCTGTATTTGTTCTACCGTTACCGCCAGAACCGGCTAAAGCGCCATTACTACTCCAGCCTCCATTAAAAGCTCCAGCAAAATTTGCAGCTCCAGTGATATTAGGTAACCCCGCCTCGACGGCTGTACCAACACTATAAGTACCACCTGCACCCTCGGCAAATTTGTCTCTCATGTCTGGCAAATTAAAGGTTGAACCTGTACCACCTGCAAAAGTGACATCATCGCCAGTAACTAAAGCTACTGACGTATTCCATGTGATATATGAGTTATTTACAAGCTCAGTGGCTTTTTTTACTGTCTGTGTTTCTACCAATGAACCTTTAAAATATGTGGTAACATCAAAACTTGATGCATCGCTTTCATTTGTTGCAACAGTTACTCTAATTGAGTTGCCATCTTCACCATCAAATACAGCTGTACCAAACTTTGATGTAGCATTGATACCATCACCTTTTCCGTAAAGAGTACCAATAACAGCAAATAAATCGCTATAAGTCGTACGTGATAATGTTGCGCCGTTACATAGTAAAAAACCTTCAGGCACCTTATCTCCGGCAATGGTTAATACAGCACCAGTCGGAACGTTAGACATTCTTTTTAGTAAATCTACAAGATATGCCTTTGTCACTGGATTATGATCTTGTACAGGTTCAGGAACAGTAACATCACCTGTAAGAACTGGTGATTCAAGATCTGCTTTTAATGCAAACTTAGCTAACAAAGTATCAGCTAGCTGATCAATACTATCCCTCGATGGAGTACCACCTAACTTCTCGATAGCATTTACAATTTCAGCGGTTACACTTTCAAACCATGCAGCACCAGGTGTAGAAGGAGGAATTGCTAATTCAGGTGAACCTGATGTAAAGTGCCCCTTTTCAGTTAAAGTTGATAACTTAGGTGCTGACTCTGCAGCATTTGCTTGCATGTAAAAATCCATAATATTTCTCCGTTATAATTCTGATTTACCATACAAAAAGATTACATTAGCGTGGCATGGAGCTAATGATTTAACCATACATTCAAACAACTGATCGCCCCATTCTGCCAGAGGTTGCGAAGCATCCCAGGCTGTTGTAAATTCTTTCTTGTTGTACTTATCAACAGTAATTGTCATAAAGTAAGCTTTCCACTCATCGTCATACAATGCTTGAGAACAATTAGAACGAGTTGTAAAAGTGTTAAAGTTTTGAATACTTACATTTTGATAATCTAGTGAGCGTGCGATAAGAGCAACTAACTCACCAAAGCTCATACCAAGAGTTGCTATTTTTGTAACAAGAACTTTGCGGTATAAGTCAATGCTTGGATTATCTATGCTTTTTAAACATTCATCTGGAATACCCCATTGAGTAAACCATTCAGACAAAGTTATTTGTGCATCTCGAGGATCACTCTCATCAATCAGTTTTTTAATTAAAGCATCAATTTGAGCAAATTCTTGCGCTGCAACATAAAGCATAGACATTAAAGTTGTATGGTCGTCTAGTTCCCACGCTGGTCCTCGTGGCAACAAAGCTTTCATAGCCTTGTAATAATCATCTGTACTGTAGCCTAATCGTCCTCTTGCCATGATATTTCTCCTACCGTAGGAAGATACTGGGTGCCTTGAGCCTGAATATCTAATTTTGGTTCTACAATTACATGATCAATTTCATCTGTAAGCTTTGAGATTGCCAAGTTAAGATGAGATAGATAGATTTTTCCACCTGGCACAGATTCCTCTTTAAAGACATCTCTAATAGCTTGTTCAGCCTGTTCACGCATTGTGAGGTTGTTAGGCTTGATTTTTAGTTTGAAGTTGAATGGTTGAGGAACAGGGGCAACAACAAACACAGTAGCCATAATGTTTGACATTAGATCTAAATACTGCTGTACCTTACTGATAAGCTCGCTGTCAGGTAAATTCATGTTATCGTCTAAGATACGCATGGTAACTGTACCTTTGCCCTGTTCTTGAGGATAGCACCATGCCTGTCCTACACCTTCCACCTCACGGCACCAGGCAATATAATCATCCTTAGTGCCTTGCCTTGGTGGATTCTGTGTATGCTCTAAAACACGCGCTCTTAAGCTATCATCAGTTTCAGTATCTGTACCTCCAGTGATCTCACCTGTGGTCACAGCATTGATTACTCCAACTAGTGGAGTAGGAAGGCTAAGTTCAACATTTTTTGAGATGTTATAGATTTGTCCTGCTTCTAATGCTCTGACAGTTGCAACACCTTGTGAATCAGGGCTAGATATTGTTTCATACTGTAGACCGGTGTCTGTCTGAATGACTGTGTGCAGAGGAATGTCAGACACATTTTGAGCATAGCTAAATTTAACAAAACCTTTAGCTTTAGTTGCCTGTTTTCTAGACAATCCCCAAATAGATGCAATTCTCTCAAGATAAGAAACTTCACAGCTATCTATAAACAACTGCCTACGTCCATATTCAATAGCTGAATACAAGCTGTGAGCTACACTTGAGATGATTGTTTTAAAAACAACAATGTCAGAGCGTCTTAGCTGAGTACTATCAAGCCTAGAGGTTGTTTCATTATCAACTCTGTCTTTGATTTCCTGTAGAGTAGGTCTAATCGTTGCCATTTAATATATCCTTAATCTCATAAGATGTTTTGCCATGTTCTTGTTCTAGAATTACAGATAGGTTAATGCGGTTAGGATCATTACTGTCGCGCTCTACTGATACTGATACGTCCGTACAAATTCCATCTTCAACCAACCATTGAAGAGCATCATCTGCCATTTCCTGAGCTCTTAATAGAGTTTCAGATGTGATCTTGCTTCTTAATAGTTGCCAGAGCTTTGAACCTATCTCATCTTCATTAAGAGAATCGCCCCACCATCCCTGTTTACCAAGCTCATGATCATAATCATCACTATCATCAGCTCTGCGCCACGAAAACAATGAGATAATCACTGCCCTTGTTAAGGAATCTTGCATATCAGCTTGAACTAAACTGCCATTAAGAAATAACTTCATTTTTAATTTTCTCTAATTGTCTTGGACACAAATGGCTTGCTGAGAAGTCAAAAACAATAATCTGTTCATCAGTTTTAAACATTAGAGCAGGTACACCTACAAGAGGGGATACATCCGTACAGGCATAAAAAAAGCCATTCCATTTTACGGAACAGCTTTTATTCTCTATTTGAGCTTTTAATGTATGCCATTTATGACATCGAAAGATATGAATTAACCTTTCGTGAGGTGGAGTTGATTGCATTTTAATTTACCTTGGTGCAGATGTACTGCCACCACTATCACCTGTGTGAATATGCGATTTAAGACTAATTGAACCGGCTGTAGTATCTCCATCAGAGTGGATAGATCCTGTAGTGGTGTAATCCCCCTGTGTTTGCTGTATGTTACCTGTGATTTGAGCACCACTACCACCGCTAATAACCATACCGCCCTGACCTGTAATCAGTTGAGTGACAGTTAAAGGACCATTGATGGTATTTTGAGGACAAGTAACTACGGTGCTTGTAGATGCTTTAACATTAACAGTGTCAGCCGTTACATTAACCGCACTGTCAGCTTTAATGTTGATATTGGCGTTTGAGGTGATGTTAATATCGCCTTTTGTGTGGATGTTGATAGGATCATCAACACCATCAATATCGATACAGTCACGCTTCAGATAAATATGGCGTTTCTTATCATCATAGATCACCACTTCACCGGTTTTTAATGACTTAACTCTAAAACGTCTGTCTGCCACACACATAACAAAGCCTAACTCGTGACTTTCATCTGTGTAAAATGTAATGGCATCTGCTTTCTTATCAGTATAAGGTTCTGACGAAAAGCCATAAGGCTCCATGTGCTCAACATCTTGACGAACTTCACCGCTCTGATGTTCTACCTGAAGTTCCCTTAACTCATCGTCATTTTTTGAGATGGTTACTGTACCGCGCTCAATATCTGCTGCCATTTATGCACTCATAAAATTTTGCTTTTTGTTAATCCATGAAAAATCAGCTGAAGAGTTACTACTTTTCTTGATAATGACCTTTTTAGGATCTTCTTTGTCATTCTCAGTCTCTAACCTCCAGCCATCAGGAGGTATTACATCAAGTGTAGTAGTCATACCTTCGTTTTCAGTCAGATTAAACACCACGCGAGTAATTAAAAACTTTTGTGATCGTTGAGTATCGATGCCTAAGAAATCATCTTTGATATCAACCAAAGAGTTAATCTTCCAAAGTTTTCCTGTAGACTGTCTCCAGCCTTGAACTTTATATGTAATCTTATAAAACTGAGATAAATAATAATCTCTGTCACCTTCAGCTGTAACTTTGCATTTTGCTGTATCTGCTGCACCTTGAACTTTCTTTGTTAAAAGACGAGTTCTGGATACATTATCATCTACAGCTGTGTAATTATGGCTACTTGCATCATGTCCTGTTTTGCCGGTTACACCTTTATCTTGCCCTACAGCTCGATAGTATTTATAAATCTTACTTGCATCAAAGCTGGCATCACCTGTAAGAATATTCTGACCGAGTACTAAAGCATCATCAGCTGTGAGCTTGCCTTTTTCAGTAACTACAAGATCACCTTTTTCATTACCGTAAAAAAGCAAATTCTCTGTAGATGTAAGGTTTTGTAGAGCTTTTAATACGGTGTCTTCATGCTTTGCTGAGAAGTTACGCTTCTTAGTTAAAGGCTTTGTTTCATTAACAAGCTTAATACCATAAGGCATGATTAGCTGAGCAATAATAGTTTCTAGAGCTACATTCTTGTACTCTGTTGCAGCATTCTGAGGGCAACTTACATAGTTTGAATTTGAAGTATTAGGCTTTTCATAAGAGATATTAGGATCATCGACCATTACAGTGCAGTCGATTAAATCACAGGTTTTACTGCGTCCGGCAATACCCACATTTGCAGAGGTTGCAGAATAGCTTACAGGAGTTTGTTCAATGTAACCAGTGAGGACAACGTCATTTCCAATTTTTACTTGAACTACTTTACCTACATCAATTATTTTTCTTAAAGATGTTGTTTTAGACACTATGCCTACAGAAAAAGCAGGACTGATCGTATTTAATTCGGTGGTAATACTAAAAGAGGTCCATTTTGTATAAACTGAACCTCCTATGGTTAAAGATACTTCATTATCATTATTCATTTTTACTCACAGATTATATTTTTACCTTCGTAGTAACATTCTCTAGTTTTGCCATCAATAGTCATGTCAAAAACTTCAGGCTGAGATCTAATAATGCGTTTCCAATCAGAGCCTTTTAAAGTATTCATATCTTTATTAAATCGTTCTTTTGCCAAATCTCTATTTTTATAAGTATCTTCTAATGTAGGTAAACTATAGTAATCATCAGCAATCGCCCATGCAGAAGAGCTAAACAACCCTAAGGATACAATGGTAATCAGTAATATAACCAACCTTTTCATATAAATCTTGCCTTACTCCATATCTACTCACAAATTATGTTTTTGCCTTCGTAGTAACACTCTCTTGTCTTACCATCAATGGTCATATCAAACACTTCAGGTTGAGATCTAATAATTCTCTTCCAATCTGATTTGGCGCTATCTTGTAGCATTTTTTCAATTTGTTCCCTTCCTCTGTTAGGATGTTCTTTGACATAATCATCCCATGAAGGCAATTCATTCACTCCCTCCCAAATAGCATATGAAGGAATACTGAATAAACCTAAAGATAAAGCAAATAAAGCGATAACTAACTTTTTCATATAAACCTCACTTATCTTTTAATCCAATTATAGGTTCAAAAAACTTAGTGAAGAATTAGAAAAGAGCTATTTTCTTGATACGGTAAAATTACCTACTGGCATAAAGAGAGGGTTGATAACATCATTACGCTCAGCTATCTCATCAGCTCTAGTTGAGTCGCCATATTTGTCATAAGCTAGAACAAATGAAGGCTCACTTTGTTTTAGAGTTACAGTCTCAATACCAGAATCACCGTTAAGCATTTCTGTTAGATACTTGTAAACAGCCACGTAACTGTCAACCAAATCAAGATAATCCTGATTGTCATCTGTACCTTGAATTAGCATCTCAGCATCAATGGCATCTAACAGATTATTTCTAATCTTAAGAATTTGCTCATCTGATAAAGTTTTCTTGCTGTTACTGTCAGTATCAACATCATTATCTTCACCAATCATGCTGATAGCACCCATAGCATTAGCTATAAGTACAAGTCTGAAATTCTTTTTAATTTCATCTACAGCTTCATTTATTCTCTCTTTGTCTGAGAGTTTTTTAGATGTTCCTGTTGATGATGCTACATTAACTGGCTTTAATACTGGTAAAGTAATAGCATCTGTACACTTGATAGAAGCTAATTTCCAATCAGTAGTTGATTGAGCATACTGAGATAAACCTAAGGCACCAAGAAGACTAGATCTTGCCTGTTCCTTCTTGTTGTACAAAGAAGTAGCTATGTCATGCCCCATTTCTAAAATGTCGTTACCAAGATTAAACATCTGGGCAAACTGACAGGAAGATAATACTGCAGCACATGAGTTTATTTGACTGGTTACATCATCAACAATTCCGGCTATTTTATCAGGTGTCCAATCGCCAAAAATTTTTGCATATAAAGCATCTGCTTTGCTTAAAAGCTGATTTGCCCATGATGTAATTTTCTTTGTGCTTTCATTACCTGCTTCTAAAAAAGTAAGTGTAAAAGTACAAAATCTTTTAGCTCTGTCATAAGTAATGCTAGGATTATCAATAGGTGTTACTTCAAGAGAACCTAACCATGGATGTACCAGTTTTCCATGATTGGCACGTCTGTCAGTGCCTACTTGTGATTCAATCTTATCAATCAGCCTTTTTGAGCGATCAATAAAATCATCACCTACAATAAAGCCTTGAATAGAAAACTGTCTTGTAGCTTTTCCAAGATCTTCAACATAAGAGGTATCTCTTTGAGGAAACTCATGTGTTACAGTTCTTCTACCAAAAGATAGGGTTGCTGAATCAACATCAAATCGAATCCCCTCATAAGAGGCTTCTCTTAATGTCTTAACATTTAATAAACTCATCGTGTCACGCCTGTGTCAGCCATTACAGAGGTATTAAGAGAAGCACCAGTAGTACGCTCATGCTCAACTTCAGCCTTTGAGTTTTCATCTGTTTTAATTCTGACAATAACCTCTGATTTATTTTCACCCTGGATAATTGTCTGACCTAAAGCTGATGGTTGTCTCATAGGTTCATTGAGTATTCTTGATGTGCGTTCTGGCATTTGAATAGATGCTGTTTGCGACTGTTCTGTATCATCATCTGATGAGAAGAAACCTGTAGCTTTATTCCACAGACCTACCGCGCCATCCTTTAAAGATGATACTTTTTCCATAGCTGAGGCAAATGGCTTAAAGAAACAATCTTTGATTTGTTCCCATAAATCAGAAAAGAAACTTACCAAGTTCTTAAAACCATCTTTTAACTTATCAGGAAATGCAAGCAAACCATTCCATTCATCTGATATAAAAGAACACAGCTTACTGAAAACTGAGCTAACCGCGTCATATACGCTTTTAACTACAGCCATAACGTCATCAGCTGAGATACCCCATAAACCTAAGTACCAATCAAAGAAAGCACCTACAGCCTGTTTTACATTCTGCCAAACGCCAGTAAACCAAGTTACAACCTCGTCCCAGTGCTTGTAGAGTTGATAACCGCCATAAATTAAACCACCGATAGCTGCAACAATAGCTCCTACTATTAACACAATAGGATTAGCCCAAAGGGCAGCAGAGAGACTTACTATGGTTGGTATCAATGACAGCATCGCTTTACCCACGCCCATAATGGACGCAATGACCTTTACTCCATAAAGTGAAGCTACAGCCACTCCTACAGTTTTTAAGCCACCCAGGGCATTAAATACTTTGGCTGAGGTTTGGAGAAACTTTACAAAGCCTGCCACTACTGATTTAAGATCAATGTCTTTTAAGGAATCAGCAAAGTCCTTAATAGCATCAACAATGGTAGTTGCAATCCACTCTCTATTTTTTGCAATCCAATCATTAAAATCATCAAGCAAAGGTTGAAGTATTGGAAGCAACTTACCACCAATAGCATTCTGCAAGCCTTGTGTAGCATACCTGGTGCGTGTCAGAGAGTCGCCAAACAATGTAGCGGCTGCTACATCTTCTTCCCCCATAATGACACCGAACTTTTCAGCTTCTTTACGTTGTGCAGCTAAGCCTGCTGAACCATCATTTAAGGTTTTGATTAAGCCTTGACCTGACTTACCAAAGAACTGAGTAGCAATATAAGCTTTCTGTGTTGCAGTTGTCTGAGACTTAATTGCATCTGCCACCTCTGGCATTAACTGTGCAGCATCTTTTAACTTACCATTAGAATCTCTCATAGAGATGCCTAAACGGTTCATTAAACCTACTAAGTTCTTATTAGAACCGTTAGCAGCATTTGCCATGTTCTTATTTAACATAGCAATTGCGCTGTCCATTTGAGACGCTGATGAACCTGATTGATCTGCAGCATATCTGAATGCCTGAAGTGCATCAGATGCAATTGTCAGATTGCGACTGGCATCATCTACAGCGCCACCATAAGACACCATTGAACCTATAGAGTTTTTAACAATGGCAGCCGCTGATGCAAATGCACCTGCTATAGGTAGTGCTGTAATTGAACCTAATCCTTTTAACTCATTACCAAGTCCTTTAATTTGACGAGAAAAAACACGAAACTCTTTTTTGATTTTAGAAAGAGCGGGTGTTGCCTTGTCCTGTGCAGATACAACAACTTTGTTTTTAACTGTCTTGCCAGCCATATTAACGTTCCTTGCGCATTTGTTTTATTTGTTCTTGAATACGCTCTGTTTGTCTACCAAGTTCTAACAAATCGGTTATAGAGCGCTTTTTGAGTTGAAAAGGATCAAGATGCCATGAGTAAGCTAAGTTAAAGAGCCAGTTACTGATCTGCTCCAAATCTCCGCAGCCTGCTCTTTTGAGGCTAGAAAAAAAACAGCTAAACCATTCTTAAAGGTTTCCATGTCGTGGAATGAGATCTTCTTGACGGTTGATGGAGGTAAATTAGAGAGTTCTTTTGCCCACTGATAAACCTTTTTTGCATTAAACTGTAAGTTACCATCATTATCAATGATGTATGGATAATTCAGTTTTTCTAAAAGTTCTACAGTAGGTTCTTGAAGTTCTAACTCGGTTATTTCTTTGTCAGAGTCATGGGTCTTAATTGGTGTTGTCAATTTAAATAACATATTTGTCTCCTAAAACCGCCCATTACAGGCGGTTATATTTAGCTCCAGTTGCAATCTTTGCCTTTAAAGGTAATTGAAGTTGTACCATCAATTGCATTGCCTGTGATGTCGCCTTCAACATAAGCACCTGTCAGAGTGTAGACAGTACCATTAGCTAGTTCTGCAACAATAGTTAAATCGTCACTTTCTACTAGTTTTTGTCTTGGAAACTCAGGGGATAAAATACAATCAATGTTTAAAAAAGGAGTGATCCTTGTTTCTTTGTAGCCGGCAGGACCATTAACACCTTCAATAGTTTCTCTTTTAGTTTTTGATAATGGATATTCACATGAGCTTTGAATTTCAAGTTGCTCACCATCCACTTTGACATAACAAACGCCTGATACACGTGCCATGTTATTCTCCTTTTAATCTGTAGATGAATACTGTAAACGGAACTGAGCTTGCAGCGCAAAAATACGCAACTGATTTACAAGATCAGGAGGTAGCAGTACGTTAATTCTGTTAACATCGTTTGCATCGCGCTCTACAATCAGATACTTAGCAAACAAATCAGCATTCTCAACTAACCCTTCCTCTTCCATCTTCTGATACTGAGCAATTAACTCTGACTTGATTACAGAAGGAGTAACAATAGCCTGACCTGCGCCATATCTTGTACCGTCATTAGCTAACTTATGACGTGGATACTTTGAGGTAATAGCTGTCTTTAAGCGCGAGATAATCTCAGCTAAGGTGTACAGAGTTGTTGAATCAAGATAGCTGTTATCAGCGTCACCAAAAGAGTTAAACTGATAGGTTGTAATGGCTCTTTGGATCATCACGGTGCCACTCTGCTGATATAAAGTAGCAATGCCATTTGATAGCAGAGTATTCTGCTCATTAAAGCCAAATCTGTCTTCAATAGATGGAGCTAACAAACCTTCTAATGGACCTGTCTGTAAAGGACGAGCAGGATCATTAGTGTAGTAAGATGCAGCACGACCTAAGATTGCGCCTACAACTTCTAAGATCAAGTTAGGATTGTTTTCTTCAATACCAAACAAGCTTACATGCTGGTCGTTTCTTGTTTTACCAAAAGTAACTAATGATTCAGCATCACCTCGCTTAGCAGTAAAGATATGACCAAACTGCATACGAGAATAAGCCCAACGTCCTGTAGAGTCCTGCATTTCCTTCTTGTAAGCATCTAATGCTGTAGATGAGGAATCAGGGCAACCGATGAACCAGAAAGTTTCAGTTTCAACGGCTTTAAAAGCTTTTGCATAGTCAATCTCACCAGTACCACCGCTCATTGCTGTAATAGTAAGTGAGATGCCTGCAATGTCTTCTTCACCACCTGTAGCTCCCTGTCTGTTAGTGGCTAACAGAATGTCATTACCATACAAACCTACAGTTTTTGCTGTCAGTTTAATTGCTGTAGCATTTTCTGTATCTGTGGTTGATGTAGATGCTGTAATTGGAAGATCTTTATTAGCATTGATTGCATTGATTAGGTCTGTAGCTATGTTAGCTGCTAAGGTACCGCTAGCAACTGTTACTGGAACTTTAGTAGCACCAACGTAAAAAGCGATGGTACCTGATTCAGTTGCTATACCTTTTAGTTCTACAGCTCCAGATGCTGGAGTGCCTGTTACGGTCATTGGCAAACACCAAAGCTCTGTAGATGTATTCTGATCTTTAAAAGCTGTTACAGCTAAGGTTAAAGGTGCACCACGTCCAAACTTAGTCATAGCCTGTGACTGTGACGAGATTAGAGTAGGTTTACCGTCTGTAGCCGTACCATCTGTTTTTTGACCAATCAACAGCGCCTTTTTAGTGGCTGTTGCTGTATTTGCCATCGAATTATCAACCTCTGCATAAAACAGAGGCACTCTGATATTTGATGGAATATGATTAAATGAAATAGACATTTAATTCTCCTAGTACCATTACCATAAATCTTTAAATTTGAATTGAGCATCGATTTGACCGTCAGGCTTATCACTCTGACCAATCACATCAACACCGCCTTTGAACTCGTCCGATACAGTCGCATTTAGCTCATTAAACTTGCCTGTTGTTTCTTCTAGCTCATCAGGCTGTCTTGTATCTTTACTGCTAATCTCATAAGTGCATTGCAAATCAATCTGAACGGCTAAGACAGGCTCTTCAACCTTAAGCACGCTATATTTCTGATAAGAATAAACAGCCATGTTATCGTCTGGTATTGGCGACCATGAAAGCAGCGCTTTTAAGATCTCGTTTTTTAGATCTTCAGCTTTATCAAATGCGTTTTGTCCTCGTCTGTCTTCTTGTGAATTGACTACAATCAAGACACCAACAGTTGAAGTGATGTTTTGAAGATAAGAGTTAGCTGTCATCTGCTCAACTTCAGCAACCTCACCTACCATAGTTACATATGCTGCAGGTAACTTCTCAGGGCGTAAGTTTTGCAACTGCATAGGGCCTGTGAAAGCAAATACCCTGTTATTAAATGAAGGACAACGCTTACGTATGGCTTCAATAGTAGTGTTTAGCTTCATTTATCCCCATCCTTTTAAGCCTTTCATTAAAGCATCTGATACAGCGTTTAAACTTTCTTCTTTTAACTCATCACCGGAATCAACAACCGCATCATGGCGTGGTTTTAAGGTTCCATCTTTACGACCATACATCAGTGGTGCTGGGTACCAGAAAGGAAAATCTTTGAATGAATCGACTTGAACTCTTATCCAGAACTTGCCTTTACGTTTAGACAGATGAACCTTTACAGCTTTGCGCAATCTACCTGACTGCAAGCGTGGATAAATCACACCTTTACGGTTAGAAAGTTTCTTTTTAGCTGTCTTTTGAATACTTTTACCAACATCTCTTAAAGCTGATTTAATGATCTTTGAATCAAAATCATCAGCTTGAAGTTCTTTTGGTATCTGCACTGAAAAGCTGACAGGAATACCGATGCTACTCATCTAGCATTACTCCTAAAGGTGTGCCCTGCTCTGGTCTGTCTATGCCAAGTTCTTGAGCTTCAATCATAGTAAAACGACCACGACCATTACAGTCAGTTACTCGTACTGGCATATAAGCTCTGTCTTTAAAGCGTATATACACCCCATGTTCAATGTTTATAGGCTCTGTCTTACCCTTAATGGTTCTTATCCAAAAGCGATGAGTTGCTTTTTGTTCTGTCTGAGAACCTAACCAGTAAGCTGAACCTGTAGGCTCAATCTTTGCCCATACTTTGCAAATGGTTGTATCTTGTGAAACTGCTGCTAACTCTTTAGAGGGAATGTCTACTCTTGAGAAGAGTTCAATGCGTTTGTTTAATTCACCTGACAAAGGCTCTGATACGCTCATTACTCGTCCTCATCGTTGTAAATAATGAAAGGATCTAAAAGATGCTTCCAAAAGACGACTAAGCCTGATTCATCAGACAGTTCTCTATGAGAGTAAAGATCACCTACGTAACAAAAGATAAAGCTCTTTACTGTAGGTGGTACTTTTTCAATTGTTTTAGCTAATGCGTTCTTGTCATTTCTAAAAATAACTTCTCGTTGCATGATGTGCTCAGCCTGTTGAGTTGCTACTAAGATGTAGTGCTCTAACAGCTGATCTTCAAAATCATCATCAATTCTCAGATGCGCCTTAATTTCTTCTAATGAAACTGGAGCTATTGGAGCTGAAAGTTGAAAAGACATTTTTAGAAATCCTATAAAAAAAAGCCCTCAATTAAGAGGGCTAAGTAACTACAAGTAAGTGTTATTTGCTTTTAACCGCCTGTGCTTTTGCTGATTGAGCATCAACTGGGTAAGCTCCAGTCACCAGCAAAGATTGCTAATGGATTTTCTACAGTAAAGGCTAAACGGCGATTTACACGGAAGGTGTAAAGCATTGACTTGAAGTTTTCACCATCAGAATCAGAAATTCTGAAATCTAAAGCCTCACGGTCGTGAATAGTTGCGCCTAAGGTGAAGTTGCCTAAGATATATTTACCTGTTTTTAAAAACGGAGTTGTCATTACAGGCAATCCCCATACATTCTTGGAAGTAAGAATTTGAGGTCCACCTAAAATGTAACGACCATTAGCATCTTTCATTAATGCTAACTTAGTCCAATCATCAGGACTTAGAAGTAAATGTTCTGGAACAATATACTGATTTTCAAACTCTGTCTTTAACCACATTGCAAAATCAAACATGGTTGCATCTTTTTCTAGCTTACTCTGTACGATAGAGGTCTTATCAGTAAAGTTACCTTCATGCAGTAATCCGGCTAACTGGACATCTGTACCATCGCCGTTGATGAGCTGATTTTCAACTTTGAGTCTTAACTTATACTGCATCTTAATTTCAATGAATGCAGCTAAAGCAGCCTCATTAGTAAGTAACTGATGAGTTACTACAGTATATGCACCAATGTTTACACAATTTGTAGTATGTAAAGAAGGCTTAGTTATAATGGTTTCGCCTAGTTTTTCACCTTCAGCTGTAACCTTAGATCCATCAGTAACAGTGCCTTCCTTAGCGTACTCAATTGCATCCACTGATACAGGAAAATGTGGAATTAACTGCTCAATCTGTAAAGGCTGATCAGGCATTGTGACCATACCTGCCTGATAAGCAGGTGTAATGGTATTACGTGTAATTGAATTTGCTGCAGGTGACTTATTGATAGTATCTGCTTTAGTTGAGATGGTAAATACTGCAGAGGTACCATGCTGATAGTTCTTAACAACCTCATGAGATGCTACTTTCTGACCTAAGCTCTTAACCTCGTCATTTGAAGTTAAAGCTTTGGTATTCTTGTCTAAAGCCTGAGTTACATCAGCTAGAGATTTTGCCAGTTCTAACTGTTTGTTGCCTAACTCTTCGACCTTATCTTCAAAAGCTTTTAAAGAAAGTTTACCGTTCTTTTGCTCTTCCTGGACATTCTTAATTGACTCTTCTAAGCTGTCGAGGGACTTAGAGATCTCATTTACTGCATCTGACATTATTCTGTCTCCATAATTTTGGTTAATCTGCTTAATCTTGCAGAAATATCTTTTAGGTTTAGCTGTTTCTCGTCAGAATCTCTCTGAGTTGCAAATAGCTTTTTAGCTTGACTTACTAAGGTCAAACTTTCTTTTTGTGAAGCTCCTAAATCCCTTAGTGCTTTCTCAAAATCTCTTACAGAGTTGATACTCTCAAAATTCTTACAGGCGATGATCTGCGCTTTCTGCTCGCAAGGAATACCAACAATCGAGATCTCGGGTAAACGAGCTACAGATTTAATAATTCGGACATCGCTTTCATCATCCCAATCAACGTCTTTATCAGTGAACATCAGATGTACTGACAAGCCGTTTAGTGAACCGAACTTAATAGCGCTGTACACTTTTCTAGCGTCTTCAAGTTCAAGGTTTAACTGCCCTTTAACTTTTAAGCCTTTCTCATCTACAGACATCTCAGTCCATTTACCGATTGGCACGCCAAAAGTGTCATGGTTAAAGAACATCTTTGGCAAAGTTCCAAGCACTTTGTTATATGCTGTAGGAAGGATGGTGTCACCGGATGAATCAATAGAGCCAAAAACTGATGCATAGCCTTCAATCACTCCTGACTGTTCCTGATCATCGAGAGCTTTCAGCTCGGAATGAGTAAGCTGTAGCTCTTTTAACTCTTCAATATTCATTGCTTAAAACTCTCTATTGTTGAATTGGTCGTGTTGATATTGGTGTTTGCGGTGTCTGTGTAGGATTTGCTGTACCTAACATAGATAAAGGCTGTAAGTTGTTCTGCGCTGTGAGGATGTCACCATTCTTAACAGGTGCTAAACCTTCTTCAATACGCACTTCATTTCTTGTCTTCCAACCGTTTTGTACTGCCTGAGCATTAACCTGTGAGCGAACTTGATCGTTAGCTCTGTTAAGGAATGACAATCTGAATGACACCTGATGATTTACTTTCTCTGAGATACAAGGCAATCTTTTCATAATTGCCTGCTCAAGAGAGATGCACATCGGCAAAATAGTTGACTTATAAAAGTTTGCTGTGACCTGCTCAAGGTTAGATCCTGGCGCACCACCATCAGAATTTATGAGGGCAGAAGGAACGCCATACCAACGGCAAATTTCCTCTACAGTAAACTCTCTGATTTGTAGCAACTGCTGCTCTGCAGGTGATAAAGAATAAGACTGAAACTTGATATTAGATGGCAGTACAGGATTACCATCGCGCTCTCTGGCTTCATTAAACGCTTTGGCAATATCTTCTTTCTGCTTTGGATTTAAATTAGCCTCAGCTGTCAAAATACCTCTTATCTTACCTTTGGTTGCAAAGACATCGATAGCAGTTGATTGAGCTTTAATCGATTCATCTACAGAGGCTAGCATATAGTCAAGCTTAGATAAGCCCATTATGCCGTTACCCATACATTTCCAATGTAGAATGTCTCTTGATTTGTAATCTACATACTGATCACGCTTGTTGTAGTATCTGTAAGTCAAATCACCATTATCATCCATGAACACCTGCATTTGATCAGAGTTTAAAGGATAGATAGCTTTGACTGTCTTATCTGTTTTACGAGAGATTAAAGCATAAGCGTTACCTCTTAAGGCCCAGTTTAAAGTTAAGGTTTGAATAACTTCAAACGGTGTCATGTCGTAGTTTGGAGATACTGATAAAATCTCATGCAGATTACATTTAGTATCTCGAGAGCGTGAACCATCCTGATTGATTAGATACACATCACATGGAAGCGATGCCATGGTACGAGCAAGCAAGTCGATACAGGCATATACTGTAGATACCTGTAATGCTTGCTCAGGAGTTGGTTTACTTGCTGAAGGAACAGCAGCAACCATAGGAGCGTTGTTTTGCCAACCTCTTTTGTCAGCTGTTGGTGTAAACGAATTTCTAATCCATTTAAAAAAATTCATTTGTTGTTCCTAAAAAATTAAAGGCTCATCGTTAAATGTGTGCCCATCAGAGTAACCATTCTCAACATCAAGAAGTAAAGCCTGCTTCATAGCCATGATTAGAGCAACCATGCCATCAATCTTGTTATCAGGTGTTTCTTTTCGAGGGTAAACGTTATCTTTAGCATCCATGTGGGCCACAAGGTTAGATGCCATCCATTCAAGTACAGGGTTACCATCTGTATGCAGTCTTTTCTGGTAGCAAAGCGCTTGTACCTCTTTCATTGGCTCTGAGAAGTTAGCTACAGTGGGTTTTAATTCAACCATCTGTATACCATCATTCATCAGATTGGATGCTAGCTGATAGGCTTGCCATGGGTCGAAAGCTATAGCCAAAGTATCAAAGCGTTGACTGTCTTGAGCTATATAATTTTGAATTGATTCAAGATCGTTAATCGCACCATCTGTAGTGTGGATTAAATCCTGTTTTGCCCATGATTTGTACTGAGAGTTTGCTGAGCTTTGAATTTTATCTTCAGGAAGCCAGAACTCAGGGAATACATAGTAATGTACCTTTTCATCTTTCTCTTTTCTAAAGAAAAGCCTTACGAGGGCAGTGATGTCTGTTTTAGCTGCAAGATCTAAACCGTAGATGCAATACTCACCTTCAAAATCTTCAAGTGTCATCTCAGGTCTATAGCACTCACGCCACTTAGACATCTGAAAAAAGGCGCTGTCAGCATTACACCAGACACATAGATGCTTTGTCTTGTAGTTATTCTCAGCAGCAGGATCAGACAGAGCCTTTGAAAGATTAGCTAACACTACTTTAGGCTGTACTGAGATATTCCAGTTTGGGTTAGCTTTGATTAAAGCATCTTCTGTCTTCCAGTCGTCACCATCATCTATGGTGTAAATAATTCCAAACTGAGATTCTTCAGTTGCGCTGCCATCTAAGATCTTGCATACGAAACGGCGCACTTCCATACAGATACCGATTAAATTAAAACCGGCTGTAGTAATACACCATAATATTGGCTGTGAACGTTTACCGATAGATGTCTCTACAACATCGTATACTTCACGTGTTCTGTGAGCATGCAACTCATCAATAATGCCACAGTGCGTATTCAAACCATCAAGGGTACTACCATCAGCTGATTTAGCCTCAAATTTTGAGTTTGTGCCAGGCACTACCATGGTTTTTGATAAAACATTTAAACCAAAGCAATCTTTTAATGGCTGATTAGCTCTAGCCATAGCCTGAGCATCACCAAAAACGATCTTTGCCTGATCTCGTGTGGTAGCAAAAGAGTAAACATCAGCACCTTTCTCATTGTCAGCACATAGCATGTATAAGCCAACACCTGATGACAATGCTGATTTACCATTACCACGTGGCACTTCGATATAAACCCGTTGAAAACGACGGAGATTGTTTTTATCTACCCAACCGAACACAGTCGTTAATATGAAGATCTGCCATGGCTCAAGTTTAATGTTCTCACCAGCTTTAGGACCTTTAACATGAGTAAGCGCTTCAATGAATTTGCATACTCTGCAAGCTAAGGTTGTATCAAAGTGATAAGCCCATGACTTTTTCTTTAAATCTTTTACTTGTCTTTGACAGGCTTGTTTTACGTATCTACAGGTAGGTATCTTATTGCTGAGCACATTTTCAATGTACTTATTAGCAATCTTAATGTAGTTACGCATAATTACAAGTCAGCAAATGGGTTCTTATTCTCTGTTTTAGTATGAACACTCACTTTAGAGCGTGATGCTGGAGTAAAACCAAGCTCGGTTAAATAACCTTTCAGGATGTATTTAAGATCATTCTGCATTTTGAGCATGGGATGAGGCTTTGAAACGCCTAATTTTTCATCAATAACAGTGGGACCTTCCCGATTTAAGATCTCTTGACACTCAATGATCTTTGCCATTGTGTCTGCCCAGCATGCAAATACTGAAAAATCTAGTGTTGTAAGCAACTCGTCAGGTGCTTGAGCTAATGCAAACACCCACAAGTCGCGTGCAGTTTTGGATAAAAAGTCAGGAGGTTCAACTGTGTTTAAAGCTTTCTTAGGAACAGGCTCATTAAAGTTTGTTCTACATGGCTGTAGAGTTCCCTGCAACTTCTTAATTGCTGTAGGTTTTCTAGGTCGAGCCATGATTTTTTATAACCGTTTTTTGATTTTGATAGCGATTTTTCGTGGCGACTGCCTAAAAAAAGTTTCCATTTTGCACGCGCGTGTAAAGAACTTACGGGGCGTTTCTAAAGCATCATGTTCAACTTTTTGACTCCCCCTCGGGGGCTAGCAATCGCTTACCAAGAGTTTCAGTAAATGTTTTCTTAGAATGACATGATTTGCACAAAGGTTGCCAGTTCTTTTCATTCCAAAAGAGAGCTTTGTTTCCCTTGTGAGGAATGATATGGTCAACTTCTGTTGCAGGTGTTGTCTTACCAAGCTTAGCGCACTCAACACAAAGAGGATGAGCAATTAGAAAAGCCTTGCGAGCTTTAAGCCATGTGTTGGTATAACCTAACTTATGTCTTGAGCGTCCATCATAGTCCATGGTTCTTTTATGTTCAGCACAATAACATGAACCTTGAACAGCATACTTATGACATCCGGCATATTGACATGGACGAACAAAAGGACTTGGCATATGAACTATAATCTAATCAATAAACACAGGATAAATAACGAGGAGTAGAACCAATGCTACAAACCACAACATACTATATAGCCTTATATACAATTGAAGGAGTTATATGAAAAAGCTTAACAAAAATGATTTTTGTAAAGAAATTCAAATGTTCACCGAAGTAGTGCTGATAGCATGTAAAAGAATAAACAAACTTGTAATGTCAAAAGAAAGTTGTAAGTTCATAAATTCAATGGTTGCAAATCAAAAACTTATGAGTAAACAGGAATTGCTTGATATTTATATAAGTAAAATGGAGCAAGATCCTGTATTAAACGATATGTTAAAAGGCAACAAATTACATTACGCTTTCAATTTTGTTAATGGTTTTAATAAGCTTTCTTTATATTCCGAGCCTGTTTTAAAGAAAATAATTGCAAAATACCAAGAACTTGATGATTCAGATTCTTTTTATCAAATTCTGTATGATGCAAGTCTCTATAATGACGATGAACTTAAGGCTTTTATTAAAGGTTTATCTTTATCTGATGTAACTCAAACTGATATTGAAGCTCTTAAGCAAACAACAAACTCAATAAAAAAGTTTATATCCAATAATCCAGTTATTACTTTCATATTTGCAACAATTTGCTCACATTACTTAGAAAACGGACTTGATAAAGTTGATGATTACATTGTTGAAGCTAGCTCTTATGTATATGATTTTGTAGAAAACAAATCACATAGCCCAAAAGAACAGCAACAACAAAACCAGAAAAGCTCATCTCTGAAAAAGAAAAGTACAGATTGCCATTCAAATAAAACTTCTCTGTCTCAAACAAAAGAGGAAGAACAAAAGGTAAAACAATTTTAAAAGCAAGATCAAAAAATACAGCGCCAAATGCGATTAAAAATACTGCAAACAGCTTTGTTTTCATTTTCTTTATTCTCTAATCTTTATTGCAACGCGTTATATTTCTTACTTAACTCATTCCGCTCAACTGCAATCTCATCACACTTAGCTGAGAGCTTAAGTGCATACTCTGCAAGAGTTCTTCTGTCCTGTCTAAGCTGTCCACATTCACAGGTTGTTTTAACTTCTCCGGAAGAGGTGGAATTTGTGGACAGTGCTGTTTCACTGGTACTGCCACTGTCTGTGTGCAAGCTGTTAGCATGCAACTTAGACATAGCAGCATTGTACTTATCTTTAATCTTGTTAATCTCATCTGTAGCCTCTTTATCAGCATGTTCCTGTCTAGCTTGCCATTCATGTTCTATATTAAGCTGCTTAACTGTAGCTTCTTGATCTGCTTTTATAGCTTCAGTCTGCATTTGAGCAATTTCGGCTCTGTAATGCTTGGCTGTGATGGTGACTCCAAAGCAAGCTCCAGCAATAAACAATAAAATAAAAGCAGTAAGAATTGTGTATTTAAAATTTAACATAATAAATAGGCATACTCTGACCTGTTGAGCTATTGGACAATTAAGGTGTGAAGCAAACACCTTAATATTCATTATTAGACTAATGAATTGTTACATATCAATTAAAGATAACGTTCGCTTCACACTTATGAGTAATCTACTAGTGGGACCGTTAAATAAAAACTAGTAAACCACTCATAAGTGTGAGCTGTCTGTTTTACTTCTGACAGCAAAGAAGTGGGAGTGACAAATACCTGAAACATGTTGTTTAAAGCACCTGAACACGTGGAACCTTTTAAGAAAGAAAAAGCTTTTGTTCAGCCTGTCTTCTCTTGGTTAGTCCTTGCAGAACCACACCGCCAACTTTGTTAATATCTAAAAACTCAAGTGATGCACCGTACTTATCGCCTTTTTTCATCTTAGCCCAAAGTTTATAGCTGATTAAAGTTTGAATTGGTGTTAACTGACGACCATCTTTAGTACATTTTCCTAACAGATTAAAGAGTAAACTACAGAGAGCATCAAACATGCCTTGAGTAACTTCAATTTCATCGGCATTCAATGCTGCTGTAATCTGACGTTCTACCTTTTCAAGATCTGACTTTAAAAGACGCTCAGCTTCAAGTTCTGTACAAATACTGTGCTCATTAACATCAGGACCATGGTGACCATAGCCAATAGTCCATCCTTTTTCGCTTGATACAGGCTTATATGCAGCAGTTCTTAAACCTTCAAAATTCATTATAAGAGCAATACCATGACTACTTACTTTCATCATCTGATTTACCCTCAACTTTCAAGTTAATAACTTGTTTAATCTTTAAAGAGATATAGTCACTGCCCAAGAAGCCTACGAATGTACCAATTGCAACACCTAACTCCAAAGGCCACTTAAAGTAATACTCTGAAATTAAGATAAGTGCAGATGAGAGCATAGAGCATGTCAGTGCTTCACAAATCTTAGCCATGAATTTGCGCTTGGTAGAGCGTAGATATGCCATGACAAAAGAGCAAGCTGTACCAATCATCAAATAAATGACTTCTGGGGTTAAATGTTTATACATAGGAAATAAAAAAAGCCCTCAATTTCTTGAGAGCTTTATTGTTGACAAATTAGGATATTCTATGAGGTAAGAGGAAAGCACCGATGTTAAATACGTACTTTTCCACTCTAATTGTTTTATAGTATATTCTTAAAAAACGATCCATTAACGACCAATTAACGATCTTTTTATCCATTTGATTTTAAAGAATAAAGTAGTATTTTTAGGGATTATAGCTGTCTGCTATGAGGATGGCACCCATATTTTTAAAATCTATGTAGCTAGTCGATTTCTGGGCGTCTTGCCACCCGCACTCATCAATGCACTGTCACAGTACCTTGTGAAACATCTTGTTTTGCTTCTTTGTTTGTTTTACCTGGATTATTAAATGATTGTAATCCATCAATATGCTCAAATAAATCATCTGCGACAGGATGCCAGAGAGGATCAAGAACAAAATCAATGCCTTCTCTTCTTGCTAATTTTGCAGCAGGAACAAAATCACTATCACCAGCAATAAGGATAATCTGATCAACTTGTTTTTTTAGAGCCAAGGAAGTAATGTCAATGCCAATACGCATATCAACACCCTTCTGTTTTGCATTTAGTCTTAAATCGTCTTCAGTTAACTCAGAAAAATTTTTATCTCCTCTAAAGAGTTTCTTTAAAACATCCTCTTTCAAAACATACTGAGGAGCTTCAGATAACCTTCCCATACGTAAAGCAAACTTTCTTCTATGCTTTAATTCATCATAAAAAGCTTCTGTCCACTTAAATACGTCTGACTTTCTGAAATTAACAGTCTTTCCTGTAATAGGATTAAAAATATTATCTGTAAGCCATGGACAATCATAATAAAAAATTCTGTACAGATATGAATTAGCTACATGTTTATGACAATAAGATTCAAGCTCTTTAGCTCTTTCTTTTGCAGACTTTTCTCCCCATAAAGATTTTGCTCTTTTTCTGTAAAATCCACCATCTACAAGAATAGCTGTTCTGATTTTGTCCATAAAACAATATTCCACATACTATAAGACCTCGACTTCGTCACTTCTCTGAGAGTGAGAGGACTAATGTCGAGGTCTGAAACTTTATTTACTTGAAGCTTACAACAAAAAATAAAAATGTCAATATATTAGGATAAGAAAATATAAGTTAGGATAGCTTAGGACAAGTCAGAAACTCTCCACAACCTTCTGATAAATTCTGTCTTTGAATTTCTCCTGTCTGTCGTAGCTCTTCTCAAGATCTTGAGCATACTGCAGTGTCTTTGGTTCAAGATGTGACAGCTTATCAACACCAAGGCACCAGCGAACAGCCTGAGCAGGATCATCATGAGCGCGTTTGTAATGACGACATAAGCGCCTTACCTTCTGGTACGAAATATCCAGAGCCTTACAACATTCAGCCATTGATCTGTATTCAGTGCCTTCGTACTTAAACGCTCTCATGCTTAACCTCCTTCTGCAGATAATCGAGTACCAGTTTTTCGCCAAGTACGATTATGTCTCTTACCGCACTTCCTGTGAGATAGCGTACAGCGTCATCATATGGAGTGGCATCATACCTGTCTTTGTGACGTACACGCTTAACCGCAACGCGCTCTTTGAGTACCGACAGGATATCGTACTCATCAAGCCCACGAACGTAATACATCGCAAAGAGCCTATGTACATTAGGACGTGACTGTTTAAGCCAGCACATAGCCTTCTCCACTTCAAGCGCACTGTCGTCGTCAATAATGTAATCCTCATGCGCTAATCCTGGATGAAGATATCCCACCGCGCCAAAGTAACGAGCCCACAGCCCATAGTTATGCAGCAGATTGAGATATTCAGAGCTGTAGCCGTTTTGAATAGCTTCAAGAATAAATCTAGTCATCATCCCACTCCACACAAACTTCAACTCTTGGCTGTTCGTCATCACAAGCCCACAGCTTAGATGCGCGTAATTCAGTAACCTGTACATCGTCGCGATAGATAATTGCATTCATACCATCAAGAATGGCCTTGATGATATTATCGATATCTGGCTTACCTGGTCTTACTCTTGAACTGCCATACTCACTAATCAGCGCACGCTGTTTCTTGGTGTAGCTCTTAGGTACTCCAAAGAAAGCCTTAATACCAACTCTGCAAGGCTGTGAGTAATCTGGCTTAACTACCATAGTATCTAACGCATGCTGAGCTTCATACTTCACCAGAGCTTCATAATTGCGTGTCTTAGCTGGAGTAACAGCATGACCACCAAAAAATCTAGGTCGACCTTTGCCGCATGGTGTACCTGGTACTGAGAATTTAAGCTGCAATTTTTACTCCTTACAGATATTCATAGTCATATTGTTTTTCATTACTGAACAGACAGGCATTTCCGTTAAAGTTACATTCAACACTTCCTGTAGCTCCGTTTCGGTTTTTGACAACATGAAGGGTTGCTTCTGATTTTTCTCTTGTGATCAGAATAATTAAATCGGCATCCTGTTCTATAGAGCCAGAATCTTTAATATTGCTTGCTTTTGGAGCTCCACCCTTTGAATTTTCAACTTCACGATTTAACTGACAGAGGGCAAATACCGGAGCATGGAACGCTCTTGCAATCTCTTTTAATCCTCTTGAGATTTCACCCAGTGCAATAGCTTTAGGAATACGCACATCAGTAGGCATTAACTGCAGATAGTCAAGCATAATGGCACTTACACCACCATAACGCTGATTTATATCTGAAAGCATTGAGGACATATCAGACAGAGACAGATTGCTCTTGTCACACATTAGTAATCTTGGAGCATTGTCGTCTTTATGACTGAAACATTCAGTAGAGTGAGCAATGATTTCATGCCAGTGTGAACCTAACATTCTGGAGTTCTGTGTCATCTCTGTTCCCGATAAGCCACAGAATGAAGACAGAATACGCTGTATAACCTGTTCATTATTCATCTCAAGTGAGAAGATCACACATGGCTTAAGAGTAGGCATTGTCTTTAACAGATTGATGAGAATATTAGAACCTAATGCAGATTTACCAATACCAGGACGGGCACCAATAATATTAAGCGTGTCATTTCTGATACCACCTTCAAGAAGAACATCAAGCCTGTTAATGCCTGTTGGAAAAATAAGTGATTTTTCGTCATCATGATCTCTTAGTGATTTAATAAATCTGATTGCCACTTCAAGTGCATCCTCGCAGTTAAGAACATTTGAATCATTATTGGTGCTGACCAGCATCTGACAGAGCTTTGCTTTTAACTGCTCTGAAGTGTCGTTACTCTCTTCAACCATGTTCTGCATTGAACTTAGAGTTGTCTGCAGTTGTCTCTTTCTACTGTTTTCTTTAATCAAAGATGCATATTCGTCTGCTGCAGTTCCAATGATTTTTGACTCTTTAAGTTCAGCAATATCTTTAAGAGAAGAAACATAATCTTCTGACTTCTGTTTCATCAGATTGTAAAGAGATACAGTATCAAACTCTGATTCCGTCTGATGTTCTATAACAAACTGATTACAGCTGTCCCATAAAGCAGCACAAACTTCGTAATAGAAATCAGAAACTGACAGTTTTGCTCTGTATTTACAGAAAGCTTTAGTACCTTCATGAAGGACATAAGACAGAATAGCTTTTTCAGCATTTGCATCATAAAATTTCATGCTTATAGCCCCCCAAGCTCAGATAGAACCTTATCAACAAATTGCTTATATTCTTCCTGTGAATACTGTTTTTCTTTCTGAGGAAGAGACAGAGGCTTAATTCTCTTTTTTGGAACTATCTGATAGTTACCGACTCCATAAATACGATTACAGATATCTGAACAGATTGAGCTGTCACCAATAAAGACAACTTTAGGAAGCTGACCGAAACAGTGATGATTAGACTGCACCAACATAAGATCATCGATATTATCAGGAAAACTGCTACAGTCATAGTTTGAATAAAAATCAACAAAGGCTTTAGCCAGCTTAGTGTCATCCTCTCGATTAGTCTGACAGTAAGCCTCATGAGAACCGATGACGGTGTAAAAAGTCAAAGCTGTAATTCTGTCAGAAAATACAAGATCGCTGTCACGTCGAAAATATTCACTTACAGAGCGATAAATGTACTTTGCCTTACACTGATACTGTTGGAGTGTATATCCCCCACGCATAAGTAAATTTACGATATCTCCGGCGTTAATCTGGTATGGTATTGTGTATAGGTTCTGAATTGTTCTAAGCACTACCTCTTCTGAATAGTTCCTAACGAGCTCATAAATCATGTGACAACTCTGGTCAGATGCAATTTTCCCTGATTTAACTTGAACCAGGATGCGCCATTGCTCTGAAAATTTGGTAAAATCTATTCTGTTCATTTGTTTACTACCTCTTGAACAAATGCATCAACTTCGATGCAGTTATCGTCGGCTGTATGGTCGTTCGTATCAGCCGACATCTCGCCTAAAAGAAAAGAGCTGACACCATTTGCCTGCTGTCTAGTCTGACCTGTTTTATTTTGTGTTGTCTTTCGTTCTGCAGATTCAAGATCACGCAAGATCCACTTCTTAAGATTCAATCTAAGCTGTTTAACACCTTTCCAGCCGTGTTCTTCTCTGTAGGCAAAATAACCATCAGCAATAATGTCTGAATTCATGTTTTTCAATTCTGGATAATCAGTCATCATCTCTGAAAAACAATCTCTGCATGTAGCTCTGATATTTTCTAAAGAATATGTGTTTGAACTTAAATTAGACGTCTCTGAGAGTGGGGATTTCTGATCCTCTCTAAGATCCTTACTTATAAGATCATTCTTATGTATAGAGAAAAGCGCATTTTTTGCACTTTTAATAGTGCAATTTTTGCACTTAGGGGGCGCATTTTTTGCACTTTTAATAGTGCAATTTTTGCACTTTTGAAAATCATCGAATCTGGACTCTAAAGTCTTATAAATAAAAGAAACAAGCCTTACTTTCTTATCACTTTTGCGAGTTACTCGAGAACTTATAATCTCCATTTTTTGTAATGTATTTAATGCGTACTGCACATTTCTTCGACTCATTCCATACAAGTTTTCTATATAAGTATTGGAAATAAAGCACTCTTGCTCACCATTTTTTGTCAGAGCACAAATACGCTCAGCAATAACTTTGCAAGCTAGAGGAATATCCATCTGCCAGATTTCTTCAGGAAGCTTATTAACGATTAAAGTCATATTTTTTCCAAACTAAAAGATTTGGATAAGCTAGTTGTAAATACATTAAGCGAGAGTTAGGTATACCGTTTTTTAGCCAACCGTAAACTGAAGGAGCCCTAATGTTGCAGATTTTTGCAACTGAAGAAAAACCTCCAAGCTCATCAATTAAGTCACCAATAAAAAGGTAATTTTTGTAGTTTTTGAGATGCTGCATAAATTAAGTCTCCATTAATTTCTTTTTATTTATATTAGTTATACCTAATATAAAAATCAAGTTATACCTAAATATTTTTATACTAAACTTTAGGTATAACTAAAGTTTTTTACTTGTAAGGGAGGCTTATATGTTTGATTTTTCTGAATTATCTGATCGTATAAATTACGGATTAAAGAAAACAGGAAAAAGCCAGACAAAATTAGCTGAAGAGTGCGGAGTAAAATCACCTTCTGTTAATAATTGGGTAACAGGAAAAACAAAAGAACTCATGGCTTCTGTAGCTATTAAAGCAAGTAAATCTTTAAATGTTGATCTTAATTGGCTTATCACCGGTAAAGGTTCACCAGATGCAAATGCTCAGGACATCATTGCGCTGGATGATAATGAGCAACCATCTGATGATTACGTTCAGATTAAAGAGTATTCAATAAAATGTGCTGCAGGTAATGGCAGAGAACCAACTTATGAAGAACAGCACGAAAGTGTACCTGCAACGTATCGCCTGTCATGGTTTCAGCGTATTGGCGTGAATCCAAATCACTGCAAAAGATTCGTTGTTACAGGTGATTCGATGATACCAGTGCTGTATAACAACGACAGAATACTTGTAGATTTAAGCGATACTTTTCCTATTCACAATAACCATGTTTATGCCATTGTCTTCGGTAATGAAGTCAGAGTTAAAAGACTTATATCTCAGATGAATGGTGATTTAATCATTCGTTCAGACAATCGTGACAGCTACCCAGATGAAATAATTAAACACGATGAAGAAAATGTTAACTTTCGTGTTATTGGCAGAGTCATTGAGAAGTCTGGTGATGGTGGGTTGTAACTGACTTTTAACAATCAAAAGGAAGAATAAAAATGGTAACAACAATCAAAACATGGGAAGATATCAAACAGTTTTGCACTGAATATGATAAATTACGCGAGTCTGATAACTTTTGGGAAAAACTGTTAAATACAGTCGATTTTAATAGCGATGATTTAAAACATTTTACCTTTGAAATTCACGGAGATAAGTTTAAATCTTCAATTACAGCTGGATATGCCCAATCTATTATAGATTTTCAAGATCGATTTTTTAAAATTATAAAAAGTTTGGAAACGGGCACAATTTCTTCAAGAAAAGTAGCTAACACAGCCCAATTGTTCTTTACTGTATCTGAAGGATGTACTAATACAAAATCAGATGATTTGTATCAGTATGTACCTGAATCGATAAAGGAGTATGGCAAATTGACTAAAACAGGACAACTAATTTTAGGCTTTATTGTTATTTCTTGTTTTATTGCCTGGGGAGTAAATAATTATTTTGAAAAAAAACTAGAATCTCTAGAAAAAATTGAACTTGCACAAATTGCATCACAAGATCGTGAATCTGAACGAGAAAATCTACAAAAGATTTTAGCTTCAGACTCATTTAAAAACACAGTGAAATACGCTCATGAATCAAGCACTGAAGTAAGAGCTTCGTTTATTAAAAATACTCCTGTAAACGAAGTTGAATCAATTAAATTTCCTACAGAAACCTTAACAAAATCCCAGATAATTGATGAACAGAAAACAAATCCAATTGAAAAGAGATCAGAAATAAAAACGCTGGATTTTAAAGTACTGAATTTATCAGGTTCTTTTTCTAAACAAAAATTAAAAGCAAGGGCGCAGCTTGTTAGTGATCCAAGTATTGTAATAAATCTATCTTCAGAACTGTTAGATGAAGAAGATGACAGTGCACTTTCTGAAAATGACGACGAGCACTTATTACAGGAATCGGATATTGATATTTTATGGGATGCGCAGAAGCATAATAAAACAGTAAGTATTATGGGTAACTTCTTTTATGACCAAGAAAATAAACTTATTAAAGGAGCAATGTGGTCAATTTCAAGAAAAGAAGATAAATAACGGCTTTGCTGTGTAGCATTAGGCTGCATTGTCTGGCAGTGCTACACAGCGTTCTGGTAATTACTTACTAAAAATCTCTTTTAAGATCTTAAAGCACTCATCTCCCTCTTTGTAACGCTGTTCAATCAACTCTTTAAGCTTCATCGCCTGTAACTCTGATACAGGTTTCTTTCCATTCTCCATAATTGAGATGTAATTACTACCAACACCAACTTTTTCACCTAACTCACTGGTAGTTAAGCCCAATGCCATTCTTAAACGCTTATATAACTTTCCATCCATGATTTAATGTCCTATAATCGGAGTAGGTGGGGCTCTCACCCCACCTTGCTTTCTAGCTTAAGCTTTTAATCAAGTTAAACAGGGTTAGTGCTTTCTCTTGATTACTTTTGCTAGAAAGTATCCAAAGGATTGTTAACATCAAAGTTAAATCATTCTCATCCATTTGAATATCTCCGTTAGTTGAACATCTCTTTTCGAGTCCCCGTTCTCATTGAACGTGCTTATATTGTAATACTATTTATTACTTTTGTAAATAATTCTATTAAATCACATCAAAATTTTAACAGCTATTTTTAATTAAATTCATTTATTTTTCAAAAAGATAAAATATTTTTATCCTAAAAATTAGTTATACCTATTGCAAATAATTTAGTTATACCTAAAATTAAAACATAAATTAAATATATCTAATAGGTAAAACAAATGAACAAATACACCATCACAACACTATCTCACGACGAGATTATCAGAACTGATTACTGCAAAAACAAGAAGGACGTAATCAACTTTTTAATTCTCAATACCAGAATCAACGCAGACGTTGTATCTGCACTTCATTACAGAGTATTTGATGACTCTCAAAACGAAATGGCAATTGAAATTGATGCAAATGCATTGCTTGTTAACGCTTTGGATTTCGTAAAGCAGTTTCAGATTGTAGACAGGTTATTTAGGGCTTTCAGAGCCTATCAAAAGAACAATAGAGTTTTATCCTTTGGAGAAAGGCCTACGGTCAAGGTTGCTTGATGAAAGAGAAGTTACGACAGCTAGCAGTGAATGTCATCTTAACGTTTTGCGTTCTCTGCCTTTGGTTCACGATTTACGAGATTTATACGTTTTAGGAAAAATAAATGAAGTTATCAAACGAATTACAGAAGTTACAGGATGCAAGATTAGCCAAAATCGATGAGTTACTTGCAAAGGCTGAAGACGATGATGAACGTTTCACCATCTCAAGAATGAAAGGTATTGGTGGTTCAGATATGTCTGCAATTCTTGGTATGTCCAAGTGGAGAAGCGCTTATCAGATTTGGAGAGAAAAAACATTCAGAACCACTGAAGAGGAGAAGGCTCGTAATAAAGATTATCTCCCCTTTGCTACAGGTCATGCTCTTGAACAGGTTGTAGCAGACAGATACGAAAAGCAGACAGGTTATACAGTCTACGAGGCTAACAGCATTTCGATGACAGGTTATGACTTCATCGTAGGTAATTTTGACCGTATTGTTTACACAAAACCAGTTGAGGACGGCGGTCAGCTTGTATGTGGTCTGGAGTGCAAAACCTGTGGTCAGAACAACAAGATCATTGTTGAGCATATAGAGCGTTCTAAGTGGGGAAAGCCTAACTTATATGACGGAACTGAAATTACACAGGAATCATCAGAGATTGATCCTGAATACTATCCACAGGTTCAGTTCTACATGATGGTATCTGGTCTTAAGTTCTGGGATGTTGGTGTTCTGATTGGCAATACTGATCTTAGATTCTACAGAGTACATGCCAACGCAGAATATCAGCAGAGGATGCTGCAGACATGTGTTGAGTTCTGGACTAAGAATGTGCTGCAAGATGTTGCTCCTGTTAAAACAATGGATGACGTCAAAAACGATGTTGATGACGTTCAGGAGAATGTTGGTGAAGTAACTCCGGAGATCATGTCTCAGCTTAAAGATATCAAGGCTGTTAAGTTTCAGATTGATGAGCTTGAGAATAAAAGAAAGGCACTTGAGAACAAGTTAGCCGGTGACATAGCTGCATATACCAAGATGACTTATCACGACGAGAACGGCAAGGTTAAAACAGCTTTTACCTTTAAATCTTCAAATCGTGAATCATTTGATTCAAAAGCTTTTCAGGCACAAAACCCAGAACTGTACAAACAGTATCTGAAGACTATAACCACAGCCCGCTGTTTAAGAATATCTGTTTAATTGGAGATTATAAGAATGATGACTTTTAACGCACCGCAGCTAAATCAGAATGCTCAGTCAGAGCTTCAGAAGTTAGATGCTATACCTGTAGAGAATGAACCAGAACAGTTTGAAGAACCTGTACAGATAGTTCAGTCCCACTGTATGCCTGTAAAGACAGCAGATGTTGACTACCCTATTATCAATGGCGATGCATGGGATTTCTGTACAAAGATTTCGCGCTCTACTCTTCTGCCTGAAAGCATACGTTCAACACCAGAACATGACCACACAGCTGAAGTATATATGGTCATGAGTATGGGTAAAGAACTCGGTTTCACCTTCATGCAGACACTGTCCGCTTTATATATTCTTCCGGGCAGTACACAGCCTGCCTTATATACAAGAGCAAAAAGAGCTCTGGTTCTTCGTGCTGGAGGCATCTTTGAGAAGGAAGAGTGGGACAACTCAACCATGACCGCAACAGTCACAATTAACCGCAACGGTCAGAAGATCACACGTTCTTTTGGTGCTGAAGATGCTATCAATATGGGTAAAGCCTACAGAGATGCAACCACAGGACAGATTAAAGGCTGTGTTACCCGCAATGGCAAACCTTCACCATGGGCACAGGATTTTAAGGGCATGTGCCTTGTAAGAGCTATATCAAGAGCATGCGATGCTGCATATCCTGATGTGTTAATGGCATTACCAAGCGCTGAAGATCTTAATGATCAAGGGACTGTTTCAACCGTCTCTTCCGTAACAGTTGAGAGTAGTGCTGCCCTTCCTGCAGATGAAGTTAATCCAGCAATTACAAGCGCATTAAAACCCAAAAGAAAGCGTTCAGCAAAGACAGCTGAAACAGTAACCAACACAGAACAACCAACCGAACCATTAGTATTTTAGAGGAACATTAACATGTTAAATTTCGGTAAGCAGCCAAATGACAATATTGGCAATTCAATCAACACAAGTAATTTTGAGCCACTAAACTGTTCTGGAATCTTTCCGTTGCAGATTGCTCAGGTAACACACAAAAGTGGTATAGGAAAAAATGGCAATGCTTATGAACAGCTGATCGTGAACGCTGTTGTAATGAACGTTGCAACTAAACAGCCTATTCGTTCTGTATCATTCTCTATTTTCCTGTCAAATACTTCACAGGAACTGCAGGACTTCCTGTACTTCACAAAGCAGTTTGACGCTGACGGCAACATTGTTCTTTACGATTATGTTACAAGAACCGGTCAGAAAAGAGATGGCTCAGGTTCATTCTCAATTGATGAATATAAACAGTTCCAGGGCATAAAGATCATTGCAATGCTTGAATTTAAGGGCATGTCCGACAAAGGAAATCCTATCTTTGAAGTTAAAGGATTTGTATCTCAGAAAGGTCAGTCTGCTGCAGAGGTTAATGCAAATTCAGCGCCTACGAAATATGCGACAACATGGAAACTGTTGACTAACTATCTATTACCAGAGACTAACGCACAGTTATTTCATCCTGGTTGGATACCACCTGCACAGCAACAGGCTCAGGCACAGCAAGTTTATCAGCAGGCAACACAGCCACAACAGCCTGTATATCCACAACAGGGAACATGGGCGCCTAATGCAGAAGCTCAGATAAGCAAGCTAAGTGCTGTACAGGGACAGGTAGCACAGCAACAGGCTCAGGCTCAGCCACAACTACAGGATGATGGTTTACCGTTCTAACTCCTAGTGTTGCGTATTGGTGAGGTTCACAGCCTCACCCTTTTTGGAGGATTAACTATGAATGAAATACTAACTAAAGATGAGGTTGCAGCACTTCTGCATACTTCAACAAAGACACTCAGCAGAATTAAGCAGAAAGATCCTACTTTTCCTGTTGGTGCAAGTTTGACTCTTGCTCCAAACGCCCCAATTCTGTGGTTTAAAGAAGATATTCTTAACTGGTTAAGAACAAAACAACTACAGGCACAGAGAATTTAACATGATCAAAGTATTCGGAGTTCCGTTTGAGTCATCTGTTTCACTGCGTAAGGCACTGGGACTGTATGGCAGTAAATGGTGTGAAAAAGCAGACATTACAGAGCTGTTAAGGTGTGCGTTTCCGATGTTTACAAGAGCTGATCATGTCAGAAACATGGAAGGATTTAAAAATGATGGAATATTTATGGCAAAAGTTCCGGCTCAAGCGGAGATTTACGCTAATTACAGAGACGAATTTGGAATAACAGTTCCTTTTGACCTGGCCGGCAGAATTATATGCACACCATACAAAGAACTTGATTCAAACATTAAACACAAAAGGGAAGTAAAAAGCATGGAATCACCAAGAATTGAAATTGAAACAGCTGCACCTGAGAAGAATGATCTTACTGAGTTGAAAAGTGCTCTATTAAGTGAGCTAGACAATATACGTAACGCTCAAAACTATGTAACTGAAGATGGTGGCATTGATGAAGAAAAAGCAAAAATGCTGTTCAAGAGAGTAGATGCAGTCAATAACATTGCAGCCAATGTAACAGCGATTCATCAGGTTGAACTTCAGAGTAAAAGGCTGCAACTTGATGCAGTAAAAACAGCAATTGATAACGGGTACAGCGTTAAATTAAAGAGCAATCTGTTAGGGGTTGAAATTGACCAGCGCAGGTAAAAAATGGTCGCGTAAAGACAAAAAGTGGACAGATGAAATTATGGAGTTTGTAAAGTCTGTCTGTCCTTTACGTGAACACGGATTTAATTCAAGACGAGAGCTTACTGAAGAAATCAATAGAAGATTTGGTAGAGAGTTTTCTATTGTAGCTCTGTGCAATCACTGCTATGAAAACGGCATTCAGCTAGGTTTGTGTTATAGCAATTCAGATGTGCCACATGGAGAAAAACACTGGAGGCATAGACCGGTTGGATCATTCCAGATTAAGAAAGATTACGTAAGGATCAAGGTAGCAGAGCCGAATCACTGGATGCAGTATCAGCGTTATGTCTGGGAACAAAATCATCCAGGACAGAGTGCAGAAGGCAAGACTGTTATTTTTATGGATGGTAACACCAGAAATTTTGATCCTACAAATCTTGAATGTGTTGAGCGCGGAGAATTATCTGTAATGGCTGAATTAGGTTGTACTACAAATGCCACAAGAGAAGAAAGAGAAATATATCTTTTAAGGGCCAGGGTGATTTGCGCACGTTCAAAACTAATCGGTCAAAAAGAAGCTGCAAGAATGAGATACAAAATTAATTACGAAAAAAGAAAGAATGATCCTGAAGTTAAAGCCAAAAGAGCTGCATATGCAAAACAGAGAATGGCAGAAATTATGGCTGATCCTGTCAAACATCAGGAATTTCTTGATAAGCAGAGAGCGTACAGAGAAAAGAATAGAGAACGTATCAATCAATGGACAAGAAATAGAAGGGAGAAATTACAACATGCAAATTAAATATGAATTAGATGAAGGTGCTTACGCTCCAATGCGAGCACATGACAGTGATGCAGGCTTTGATCTTTCATGTATGGAAGATCAGATGTTAGAGGCTAACAAAGCTAACACCATTGATACTGGTGTACATGTGCTGATACCTGAAGGTTATGTAGGTATTGTATGTCCACGCTCATCATTCAACGTTAAAGGTATTAGTACACCGATTGGCGTTGTTGATGCAGGCTACACAGGTTCAATCAGAGTGGTATTGGAGCCATATAACCTGACAAAGATTTTTAGGGGCAACAGAGTGGCACAGTTAGTGATCCTTCCCCTTCCACAGGTTAAGTTAGTGCCTGGTGAAGTTATTGGGGCTAAGACAGAACGCAGTGCAAATGGCTTTGGCAGTAGTGGAGTTTAGAAGCAATGAAAGAAGAGATGAAAGATTTAAGAAGGTAAGCATTATGGCAGGAGAACAGAATGGTAACTTTACAAGTGACAAGCAAAGACTTACTATTAGATAAGCATGACGTAGCTCAGATGTTCAAAGTCAGTGAGCAGAAGATTAACTTACTCCTACGTACAAGTGATTTTCCACAGCCATTCAAGCTTGGCAACAGCTTCCAAGCTACACCTTTATGGAGACTTGAGGATTTGAAAGCGTGGATTGACAAGCACTACGGCGAGAAAAGTTAAACACCCAAAAACTACACCCACTAACCACAACAAATTGCTATAAAACAAGTGGTTAGTGAGTTTTATTTTAATCCCGTTCTCACCGCCATAGCACCTTTTAGGTGCTTTTTTTATATATAATATCAGCTAATTATCCTTTCTATTTTTTCTTAATTTTCAATAAAATAATCGTTAAAAATCGGTGATACTAGCAGAGTTAGTAGCAGAGCTAGTAGCAGAGCTAGTAGCATATAAATGCTATAACGTATGGCGGCTGTATGGCTTTTACATATGTAAAATTACCAGAACGGCTAAACTTCACATAGAAATATTATTCAAGTCTTAATATACTGCTATCAATAAATTAAAATCTGAAAAGAAAAGATAGTGCAATAGTAAGAAAGCAATTAATCAGATAAATTTAGACAACTGTCTATAAAAATAGACTCACGTATTAATATATAAATGCAAAGATGTTATCCTTAGACATTAGTTATTTCAATAAATGTATTGTATATTAACGTCAATACAATTCTTGAAGGTAAAAACGTGATAGTGAAAAGAGTGTGTCATGTCTAGTTTAAATGATAAAGAAATATTTGATCTAATCGAAAAAAAGCAACTGTCAATAACACCTCTGGATCCAAATAACATTCAACCCGGCAGCATAGACCTGACTCTAGGATCAACTGTTGACCATTGGGAATGTAGTCAAGATGAAACATTAGATTTGACTTTAGACAATAACAAGCAGTTCATTGAAAATCAATTTAAAACAATTGATATTACAGATGGATATGTTTTAGAACCAAATGATTTTGTTAGAGGTCACTCCGCCGAGACCATCAAGCTACCAAGTTTCATCAATGGAATTATTGTAAATAGAAATAGTCTATGTTCAGTAGGTTTGGATGTTTCTATATCTCAATATATTAATCCTTCCTATCAGAAGAATAAAATTATTGTAATCAGAAACATAAGTCACAATAGAATTAAAATTAAAAGTGGTATAAGAATCTGCCAGTTAATTTTGTTCAGGATGCAAGGCGATTCAATTCGTAACTATGCAAATAGGCACTCAATAGACTCTTTAAAAGATTTTATTGACATTAAGAGTGCACAAGTTAATAAGAATATCGATAATTCTTTATCTGACTTCATGGAAAAGCGAATTGAAGAGATTGCTTCTGGAAGAAACAAATGAAACTATCAGAACAAAGAACTCGTTTAAGAGGATACATTTATTCTCAAAGCTATAGAAATATTCTTACAGCTATAGCTACTAAAGAGCTTTCCTCGATATATAAAATTAGTAAGAATGAAGCTCCACTTACAGAAAGTGATATTAGTAATTACATCAGAGATAACTTTGATCATTTAAACAGTGAGACAAACAAGGCTATCGAGCAACTCGTTAAAGAGATCCTTCCTGATGATGATTTTAAAACCAAAGCTAAAAAAGCATTTCAGATATTCTTTGATTTAGATGTTTTAGCTATTCTTCTTCTTCCAGTCTTATATGTATGTGTCAGATATTCAATAATTGAATATAAAGAATCTAATACCATAACAGAATGCGCAGATGGAATTGTTGCATCTATCTTTGTATTGCTTCTGTTATCTTTCAGTACATATTATTACTTTAAGAACAAGTAAAATAATATGTTACTTTTTAAGTAAGAAATTTACTGAGCCGAGAGTTTGTTCATTACGCATTCGCACAAGAGTTTGAGTATGAGGAAATATTCTTAAGATATCGTCAGAGAAATGAATTTGAAGTCATGTACAGATATTTCAAGAACCATGTTGATGCTGATACCTTAAATGTCTCTACTGAACATACCTTCAATGCCAAGCTGTTTATTGGTCTGTTATCTTCTGAGTTTCTTAACAGCTTAAAACTAAAATCCTTAGAGTGGGAATAAGACTGCTCCTGAGAAATCAAAGGTAAAGCTTAAAGACAATTCAATGTATATGACCTTTAAAGATCTCGATACACTTGAATGCATTCGTCATGGTGATGTAATCATACCTACTACTAATATTCTGAAAAGACATGAAGACTTATTTAATATGATGGGAATTGATCCTGTCGTACTTCAGAATACAAAACTTAAGAAAGCTACTTTAGATGATGAGATGGGATTAACTGTTTCTGACTAATCTCGTGTAAGAACAAAAACGAGATCTTAGGGGTGGAATAAGACTGCTCCTGAGAAATCAAAGGTAAAGCTTAAAGACAATTCAATGTATATGACTTTTAAAGATCTAGATACGCTTGAATGTATCCATCATGGTGATGTAATCATACCTACAACAAATATCCTTAAAAGACATGAAGCCTCATTTAACATGATGGGAATTGATCCTGTAGTGCTTCAGAATACAAAACTTAAGATAGCTACTTTAGATGATGATATGGATTAACTGTTTCTGACTAATCTCGTGTAAGAACTAAAACGAGATCTTAGGGGTCAAAAAAAAAAGAACAGCCTTAAGCTATTCTTCCCTTCATTTGGAGCGGGAAACGAGGTTCGAACTCGCGACCCTAACCATGGCAAGGTTATGCTCTACCAACTGAGCTATTCCCGCATTCCAAGTGGCGTTTAAAGTGTACCCACAACACTTGATTTGGAGCGGGAAACGAGGCTCGAACTCGCGACCCTAACCATGGCAAGGTTATGCTCTACCAACTGAGCTATTCC